GTTTGCCCAGTACGCAGCACTGCTAGGACCTTTGGCGATGTTTTTCCTGTGACGAGCCTTGAAGGATTTTCTCTTAGCCTTCATTTTTGCAGACTCCCCAGCCTTAGGCTTGCCAGCTGTACTAGCGCCCTTTTCTCCAAACCTAATAATCTTAATCCTTCCTCCGACCCTTACGGCTACGACGTGAGACTTCTTTCCAGATGCAGACCTCTTAGGCTTACTTAAGCCAGACAGACCGTACCTCTTTAGTTTCTTTTTATCGCTTGCGCTTAATGCCATAATGCGAATATAATCAACTTCGAATTACGTCGAAGTATCGAACTCAAATTCAATTGTGTAGTTAAACTCCATTGTGCTACTCACGGGGTCACTTGTAGGGTCTACCTTCAAAGACAGAATGTCTCCCTTGCTAAAGGTAGCTGAGGAGTATGTGTAAGTGAATGTGGTGTTGGCCGTGTCAATGTCAACTGTGACTGACTGCATACTTGTCGCAGGGGCGTGTGTGCCATCAACGGCCTTATACCACTGTAGCACTGTGTTGCCTAACGTCTCTTCACTTCTCGCCATGATTTTTTTAATCTGTCCGTCATAAGGGGCTACAAAGCCCGTTCTTGAAAGCGCAGAACTCGCCGCGTTTTGCTCTAACACATCTCCCGTCAATGGCAGATACCTAGAGTATGGATATGTAAGCTGCGCACCACCTGCATAGAAGTGCTTTATGACATCTGTGATGGTTGAGAAAGAGAGGTTGCCTGATCCATCAGTTACGAGGGCTTGCCCGTTTGACCCGTCCGAAGCGGGAAGCACCAATGAATAATCAGCAGCCAATGATACAGGAGCCTCTAAAGAAACAACATGTGTGCCATTGCTGCCATATTCCATCAGTTGTATTGTGCCCCCTGACCCAAATGCACCAGATTTAACAATCAAGTTTCCAGAAACTTCAGTAGTAGCTGGACCAGCACCATCGGCTGTAACTTTCAAAGGAATCAGCGAGTCATTATAGCCGCATCTTACAGCTATAGAATTAGTGCTTTGTCCTAGTTTTATCTCACGATCACCAGAAATAGTTTGATCTGAATTACCAAGGTTAGTATCTGTCGGAATAGTTGGTTGATCTGAAAGATCGTTATAACTGCCGCTAGTAGCTACAGTAGCTAGTGTCGTGGGGGTTGCTACCCCAGAAGCGTTGCCAATCCATGCTTGACCGTCAGGTATGTTCGGAACGTCATTTGATCTACCAATAGCCATGACGACAATCTCACCGTTGTTTTGCTGTCGCCTACCTACTTTGCCTACATTCTGAATGAGGTTTGCACCAGTGGGCTTGACGTTAGTAAGACCTCCACCACTTGCTACGTAAACGACGTCCCCTTCTTGAAAGTCGTTTGCGACTTGAGTGTCGATGTCATCGAGGCTGCCAACGGCAGTAGCCTGACCGTTGTCGTTCTGAGAGTAATCTTCAAATGCCAAACCGATAGAAGGCATTTTAGATGAATCAGACGCATCGGCTTTGGCGACTGTAATTCTATTTTGACCACTGTTAAAGCCAGTAATATACAAAGGGTCTCCCTTAGAGACCGCCTCATCAAACCTTACCTCAAGAGTAACTCTGTCTGCGTAATCCCACTCAGTATCGTAATCAGTTCCGCTTACCTTCCTTAGAACTTGATATTGAGAACCCCCAGTGGGGACACCCTGCCCATCAGCTCCGTCAGCTCCGTCAGCTCCGTCAGCCCCAGCTGCTCCTGTAGCCCCCGTTGCTCCTGTAGCACCAGTATCCCCCTTAGGCCCCTTTTCAGTTACAGAAACAGCACTCGGAGTAGAGCTTGTTATATTAACAGAAGAAGCTGCAGATGTAGTGACGTCAACCGACGTTGAATCAGTTATTGTTACAGATACATCAGCCATTATCTTGCTTCGCTTTCAATGGCCTCAGAAATATCTTCGTTCACTGTAAAGTTTCCAAAAAGAACTGTTCTGTGAGTATCTAGCCCCCCCGCAGTATTAGGCTTAATGTATTGAATGTCGTAAACATACTTACCAGAAGGAATACTTCTCATGACTTTTGCAGAAGCTTGAATAGTAGCATTACCGCTATCGTCAACAGAAACTGGTTCAAAGTTGTTTTCTGCTCCCGCCCTAGTAACAGCTTTGTCGCCAATATCTTGTGTGCCTAGCAGCAATCCGCCCTTACCCCTCACGCTCCTTGATGCGTTTCTAGCATCGGCTGGCTGTCGAACCTGAACAATAAATCTATAGTTGTCAGTGGACAAAGGAAGGGCTGTGCCCGCAGAGTCCTTAAGTGTTATAGTCAACGAAAATGTATCACCTCTTTTGCAAGTGATGTCCATCTTCGACGATTCATCGAGATTTACTTTACTAGTTGCCATTATTGAAACATGTTCATGAATGATTGACTCTTATCCTGAAGCTCTCCTCGTGTCCCCTTTCTTTGAGAAATAAGTTGAGATTGCTTTGTTGCTTGTTTATCGACACGCTCGTCTTTGCGATCTTCTTTAAGAACCTCTAGTTTTTCTTTAAACTCTTGATCCTCTGTTTTAAATCCAAGTGTAGCCTGAGCCTTAATGAGTTCAATTTGTGTTCTCATTTCATGCTCCATTTGCATCCGCTGCATTTCCAACTGACTCTTCATTTGCTCCATCTGAACCTCAATCTGAGCTTGCATTTGCATTTCTTGTTGCTTAGCCTGAGAAGCCGCCTGAGCAGACTGTTGAGCCACCTGTGCCTGCATCTGTGAGTTTTGCATGGCTTGCTCCTGCATACGCTTCATGCGTTTGTTGCGACGAACAATAAGAAGTCTTTCTGCTTGGTTTACGTCACGCATATTTCTAACAGCAATAGCATCCTCAAGATCAATTTCTTTCTGACCCAAAGCCATCTGGATGTTTTGCTCAAGGTACATTCGATCTTTATCCTCCATGTCTTTTACAACCTGAACGCCAAAGTTGTACATGGGTAGATCTCCAAAGCTACTAAGCACCTTCATGTTGCTTTCGCCAATAGCATTTGTGTATGCCTTATATATAGGTGTGTCCTGAGGAAGAATTTGAAGACACTTTACAATGTCCTCACAAACCTTTTTGTAGATAACCATTGCAGCGTTGGTAATATCATAAATAGCATTGTTGCCTGCTGCAATAGCATTTTGTTGAACACCGACTAGTGTATCTCCCTTAGGAGTAGACGCATCCATCATCTCGTTTATACCCGTTACGTCACGGATCATCCGCAAGTAGTGGTTGTAAAGAGACACCAACTCGTTGATGTTCCTGATGTGGTTGTCAATGGTTCGCACGGGCGGGTTCTGGAAGCCACCCTCTGGGTTTTTACTTCTGTAGTAAAAAACACCTGTTTGTTCGTAGATGTCATGCAGCTCCAAAGGTTGAAGCTCACCACCCTTACCTAGCTGTACATTTTCAAGACCCTCCACGTCAATAATCAACCCATCAGGCTTTGCCTTTGCCAAGGCTTGCTGAAGTTTAAGGTGGGTGATTTGAAGCATATCTGCAAAACCAACACACCCGTCAATCAAAGACTTGGGGATCATGCGTCGGATATTCGTCGAAATAGACGAGTATGACATACGCGCTTTAGAGATGTCGTGAATGTTTTTAGGAACATTGCTCTTCATGCCGTAGTCGAACAGCATATCGCATCCCATAATGAAAGAACCCCCATAAATAGTTTGAATCTCAAGCTTATGAGGCTTTCTAGAAAACACTGAATTCTTTTTCTCTTTGTATTCGTATCCCTCAAAGAAGAAACCACTGTTTCCGTACTTGTTTTCCTTTTCTTCGAAGTATATGCAGTCTGTAGAAACAAACTCAAAGTCTAAAATATCAACCATAAACTCATCATAACCATACATGGTCTTGTTAAGACTACGATCGTACTGAGTGTCGTTGATTTTAGACTTGTCATATCCACTACTGTTGGCTACTTTAGTAGCTATTTTTTTGTAGTCCTCTTCTGAGAACATATCACCTGCCAACCTTTTTAGCTCACTGATACTCACCCTCTTAACATGACCAGCATAGGTTAGGTCATTCATGCCGGGGTCCTCGGTATAGCTGTGAATAAAGTTGATGGGGTCTACATACTCCTCTTTAATGCCATAACTTGGGTCGTTGCTTCTTTTTACAACACCCATACCTAAAGCAACAAGATCATTAACTACCCTTCTAAAAATGCCGTCATTAAAGTTGCTCCAAGAAAGAGTTAGGTTAGTTCCTATCTGTGCAGCAATTTCCGCGTCTGTCTTAACGTTGGTTTCCAAAAAGATTTCTGCCTCCTCCATTGTTTCAGGAAGGCTTTCTGGATCTTCCCCTAGAACCAATCCTCCAGTCATCTCTTTGAGCTTCAACAACTCATCACGAAGCATGACTTGATTCTTCATCCTGTTTTTCTCTTGCTGTTTTTCAGAAGAAGAGATAGGATCAATAGCCTCTAGGTTTGGGTATGGATCCCTAGAGAGAATTTTATTCGCAACAATCTTAGCAAACTTTGGAAGGATAGGGACGGGGGTGTAATCAAGATTTACCAAGCTACCATCCCCGTTGTTGGGGTCTAGGTTGGTAAGGATCTGCTTGTAAATGGTTGTGTCCTGAGTTCCGTTTGCGTACTCCCTGTTACGCTCAAACGTTTTATTTCTCTGGCGCACCAAAGAGTTCTGATTGGTCAGACTTCCCCACTGGCTCTCGATAGCCTTAGCGTAACTAACGCCATAAGCTTCTGAAGACTTTTCTTGTTGAGGGGCTAGCGGGTCCGGAAAATTGCTAGACTTCTTTTTACCATATTCTTGCATTACTCTAGGCGCATTTTGTGCAAATATAAGGAATTAGCCGATGGGCTTATATCGCCTAAAAAATTTAGCCTCAGATAGGTTAGACTCTTTCTTTTTAACCTTTACTTTCTGAGCAGCCAAAAGGCATAAACCAGAACTAATTGAAAGGTCAAACTTTGTTCTGTTATCAATTTTAAACCCTATCCAATCCTCTAGAGTTCTATTGAAATAAGTTTTGCCGTACTCTCCTGTTTCTCTGTTTATTCCCACATGATCGTGGATGTAAGCCTCTATAGCGTGAGCATGAGCCTGTATTACCTCTTGGGAGTTAGATGGTATGCCCTTAGTCTTTACGTTCATCTTTGCATTTGGAGCAGAAAGATGACGGGGCCTATTCATTAGATAGCCATCGTAACCCCTTGTCTCAAAGTATCTTGCGATACCGTACTTGTTATTCTCAATTAACAGTGGGTAACCATAAAACACCGCCGCCATGAGGCAGTCTTCATAGAAGATCTTGGCTAAAGGTGGACGGGACGCATACTCCAATACAAACATGTTAGATGGGTGCTCCATGTGAAACTTGTTGTATAGGTGTAGCGCTCCCTTAGACCCCCGTCCATCGACGGTGGCGTCAAGGTCATAAGAGTCAACCCCGCCTACCCCCAGCTCTGCATTTGGTGCTATGCGCTTGTTGTATTCAAACTTTTTTACATTCCGCATTTCTGTCGGAGGCATCCACGCGATACGGAATCGACCCTTGACATCAGGTTTAAAAACAACCTCTGTGTCTTGAACCCCCTCTTTCCAAACAAAGTTTCCTCTCACCACAGGATTTGGAAATAGCTCGTCATTGTATTGTATTTGCTCATATATCTGACCGACATTGAACAAGCTACCATCAATACTATCCCTAAAGGCTTCGTCCTCAGTAAATGGGAACTGCCTAATGACTTCATTTAGTTCGGAGGGATCTCCCTTGAGGCTTTCCCTTTCGTTCTTAAGGAACGTTTTAGATCCTTGAAAAATGCTATCCCCATCAAGACCATCGACCACCTTATCAGGATTTTCCACGATTGGATTTCCGTAGGGGTCAAAGAAACCTTCCAAAGAGTCGTAAGCAGGAATGAACAGTCTATAGAGGCCAGTTCTAGTCCTTCCATTTGCGTTTCTTTCGCTTGGGTTCGAGTCTTTCCACAGATCCTTGTACTCCTTCCCACCCTTGTCCATCGGATTGACGGTGCTCCCCACCATTGCTTTTCCCACGATTTTTCGCCCTACGATCAAACACGTCCGTTGAATCCTCCAAGCGTCTCTTATGTCTGTAGGTTTTTCCCATTTGCCTGCCTCATCGAGATACAACAAGTGTAGCTTCTCACCGTCGTATGCGTTATTAGTAGTGTTTTTCCAGTTGATAACTGTGTTCAAAGCCTCTCCTTTTTGAGAAGTCTTGTTGTTCTTAGTAATCCTTTTACTAGGCTCTCTAAATGCAAGCTCCATCCGAGGGTTGGTAGTACCGTCCTGAATAGGCTTAAAGAAAAAAGGGTAGCTGCGAAACATCTGAACCACCTTCTTCATAAAGATGTTTTCTTGAGCGTCCTTACCAGTCTTTGACTGTATACCCATCAGCTTGTCCTTTACCTGAGTGCCCTCATCTAAAAGCACAGACGAGCAGATATTTGTATACCCGCTACGTCTGCACTTAGTATAGAGCTGCCCGATACATCGGGTGTCCGCCTCACACGCTGATAGATGAATGAAGATGTCTCTTTGAAAGGACAAGAAGTTTGGATATCCAATATCCATCTTCGTCCACTGAAGCATCATATAGTGACGCCCCGTAATATATGTAGGTTCACCGTTATTATAAAACCAAAAGCCCTCACGCCTACGCCGAAACTCTTCTTCGATATACGCAGAAAACTTTTGTCGAAATTCTCTTGGCATTTCGCTCCACTCATCCATAGAGCGAATCCTAGACAGCTCTTCGGGCATAGGCCTCCTTTCCCACATCTGCATATCGACTGCCTTGCCATATCCCTCAATTTGTTTTTTGGGAGGCTGAGCGGGAAGTATAATGACCAACCCACCAAGTTCGATAACCTTACCGTGTGTACCCTTGGGGCAAATTGAGATAGCAAGGTCATCATATTCTTCTATGTTTACTAAAGCGCTCAAAAATAAGGTTGGTTTGATAGGAACTCTAGCCAGTCCAAAACTGTAACTATCCCATCACCGTCGTAATCGTACAGCTTATTGTTTGTACCAAAAGAGTTGTAGAAACCCGCTACCTCTTGCATAAAGTCAAGAAAGTCCTGCATCAGTAAACTTGACCCCACCTGTTGCTTTTAAAGCTAGGGGCTCCTGTTTTAGGGTTTTTAAGAACCATGTACTTTCCGCATGGACACTGGATCTGATGCTGGGCTTTGCCGTCAACAAACTTGATGGTTACACCAGACTTATCTTCTTCGTGTTTTTCGTCACAATCACAAATGTAAGTAGCCATAGTTATCGACCTTGTGAAGCGTAAGGCTTCTTGTAATTAACTGAATTTTTGTTTTTAGATGTCTTGGTCTTAGCGTGGACACCTTTCCGACGAATACGTTTTTTCTTGTATTCTGAGATTTGAACCTTAGCCATGAATAGGTTTATTTAAGTTGTTTAATGTAATTATGATTTCATGAATTTGCCCTTGATTGTATCTAATTGTTCTTCTGTTTAAAACAGACGAAGCACTATCCATAAATGGAATAAGTATTAAGATCAATAGTGCAAGCCTAGAAACAACTTTCATTTTAATTTAATTCAGTACACCCGCAGGGACTCGAACCCCGAACCCTCGCCTTAGAAGGGCGATGCTCTATCCAGTTGAGCTACAGGTGCAATTTACTTTAATGCTCTATTCTTTGATGCAGACATAACAACTGCTTTGCCTACGGAGTTCCCTCCTGTGTGGTGGACGTCTTTCCCGTCACCCTTTTTGACCTTACCCTTTCTGGCAAACTTTCTACGAAGTTTATTCCTTAGTGCCCTGCGCTTCTTTTGCTTTTCTGTAGCGTTAAACTCTGTGTCATACTCTTTNTTGTTAGAACGAGCTTCAGGGTTGTTGGCGTAGTACTTAGCAGTTTTCATGGACCAAAGATAATAAATGTCCGCGAGGTGGGACTTGAACCCACATGTGACCAGTTACCCTTTCTACAAGGTATAAGCTTGAGGGGATACTCGCAGTTATGCGTTGCGGCGTTCGTGAGTTTTAATCCTGTGGCAGTTGGCGCATCGGACTTCACACTTTCGAATTTCGTTTTTAATTGATTCTATAGAATAAGACTGCCCCACCATATCTGATATGTTGTTAACCTTTTCTCCTTTTACATGATCAAAGTCAAGAACCAGTGGGTTAGACTCTCCGCAGTCAATACAGCTAAAAAGATTTTTAACCCTACTCACAAACTCCTTTGACCACTTACGCTGCTTTTTGTTTCTTGTTTTAGCCCTTAGCTTATAGCTACCCTTGTTTCTTTGATGATAGTGTGCTTTAGACGCAGCGCGTTGATCCTCAGGATTTTTGTAGGGCATTAGTCCTTTAGATCGTTATTCCAAGATTCTTCCCAGAACTTAAANTCGGTCCTGTTGTTCCTCCACACAATCTCCTTCCAATCATTTAGAGAATCTTTCAGCGAAACCTCCGCTGTAGTCCTTGACTTCTCCGATTTCTCCATTTGTCTGTAGGTCTTTGATCATTTGTTCTAATCGTTGTCTTTCAACAATTAGGTCTTTACAGTCCGTAGCTGTTTGCTTAATAGATTGAAGCTCGGCTTTTCGGGCGCTACCGTTGATCTCAGGATCAACAGGCTTCTTGATTTCGTCTATCATATTGTTGATGGCAACCTCCATCGACGTCATCAAGCGCTTGGCAGCAGCCACAGTAGTAAACTTACTCTTCGACATACACCAAGTCTTCGTTACGAGTGCGGTAGTGTTCTTTACCGTCTATCTTAATGCGGTAGTCTGCGTTCTTGGCAAAGCCCACTATATCACCCTTTTTTACACCCAGCTCCTCTAGCCAAGGAGCATCAAAAGAAACGCGGCCCCTTCTAGGCATCTTGTCCTCTAGTTTAATTACCTCCACAACCTCTGACTCTTTCTCTTCCTCCTCATCGACCGACTCCAACAAAGCCCACCCAGCAAGAGGTCTTACCTCGCCTGTATCCTTGCACTTAAAAGCAATGGCTTGGTTTCCGTGAGTGTTGTCAGGATCGTACCTTACAATATAGTTGTCGTCATTGCCCGTCAGTGGCTGACCGTCATTGATAACTACATGGTGGTGAAAGTATAGGGTGTCGCCCTCTTTGACGCCTGTGTTGTGCTTTATGGGGGCGCACACGACAGGACCCTCTGTGATTCGGTTATTGAACTCACCCATTTCAAAACGGGTGTCAATAAAAAGCTCCATACCACCTTCGGTGGTGATGGTGTCGTTGACTTTTGTTTTAAGCTCTACGACAAACAGATCAAGTGTCTTCATATTAAAAGTTGCAATCAAATTCAATTAGACAAGGCATATCATCTACAGCTTTCCATAGAACCTGCCCTTCTTCGTTTTCCAAATATACGAGATATCTGGTCTTTCCGTGATGGTGCAGGTGCCTTTCGTCAAGAACTATTGCACAAACTTCTCCACTTCCCGCCCTCATACCTACATAGTAGGCCATAGCATTCTTCGGGTCTTTCCCGATAATGATCTTTCTAATAAGTCCCTCCATTTTAATTTAATGATATCCCCAGTCCGTCGAGTAAGTCATCCAGATCAGGACCAGCGTCCTCTGGGGGTGTATATGAATCGGTCATAAAGTCCTGTATGATGTCTAGCTCACCTTGACTTTGAATGTTGTAATGAAAAAAAGCCTTCATGTTACTGGTCTCGTCGTCAAAAGGCTCTAGCAAACCTACGACAAAAGAAGAAATAATCTTATCTTCCAGATTGTACTTTTCTACTAGATCTGTAAGTGCCATAGCTAGCTCTTGCATTTCAAACCAAAAGCCTTCCTCTTCCATACCTTTGTACTGACCCAAATCCATAATGCCAAAAAGTTTAATTTCAAAGAAGAAGCTCTTCAGGGACTTCTCTCACCTCAACCAAAGGTACGTAAAAAAAAATCACCTTAAGTACTTGAGGACTAGGACTATAGCGTTCTGCAAGCGATATGACATCTTCGAAAGAGAACTCAACTTTATGCTCTGGGCATACGATCTAGAGTTCTGGACACTGAAATATGCAGCAGAGGATTACGATTACTCAAAGAAAAAACTAGCAGAAAGAATTGTTTATCAGCTAGTTAGAGAGGGTTACCTCTACAAACACTTTGACAAGATGACCCCTTCAAACACAAGGGAGGACCACATCTTCAGGGATGAAACCAAGTATAACTACAGGGTGAGATATGCGCTTACGCAAAAGGCCCGCTTGTTAGTGCAGGCCTTTTACAGAGAGTTAGAATCTAGTTAATCAGTATATGTGTACTCGAAAATTTTAATTAAACGTTCTTATACAACTTGTACTTGTTTCCAAGGCCCTTGATGATCGAAGTGGAAAGGGTTGTGTTGTAGACCTCAATATTTATTAGCTCTCCGTTCAATCCAAGCGTTCCGTCACTTTTCCCAATAATGTGATCAATAGGGAAGCTTGTAGTAACGCCAGCAGCGTTTACCGCCACGGCGTCAGCAATTTTATCTCCGTCGATGTTGTAAATATCACACGTCTGTGGGGACTGGTCCCCGTCCATAACTATGGCGAGCATCTCTACATCTGACCCAAATGTGTAAGAAGTAGTGCTGTTGGCAGTTGAGTTTGTTGGGTAATCTCTTTCGCCTGCAGAAGCTTTAGTTCCGTTTGCCTTAAAAATAACAGCCGCACCGCCAGCCTTAATTCCCCAGTGATAATCGTTTGAGTTGCTTGAGATCAACCATGTGTCATTGGTGTAGTCACCATTTGTCCACGCCACAATTATTGCCCACTCACTGGCTGCGGCTAACGTCTCACTAGAGGCAAGACTCATAACATCTCCGCCATCACAACTAGCGGTGGCTAAGAACGGGTTGAGCGTAGCATGAGCGTTACCCCTTGACTTAGCTGTGGGCTTTTTTGAAGATGTAGCCTGAGTAAAGCTGTTTGTATTGGCTCCTTTACTTGCCTTTGACGCAACTGCGGCTCCGTTGGAATCAGCCGATCCGTTAAACCCTAATTTTATTCTCCTGCTCATGTTGGAATACTTACTTCTGATGTTGCTTTAACTGCATCTAAAAAACCATCTCCACTCACAGTAAGTGTAAAGACGTATAGAAGAATCACCCCGTCTGCTGCACCTCCCGTTAGGTCAACACCTCCAAAGTTTTTTAGGTTAAACAAGGCGCTGCCGCTTTCTTGAAAATTAGTTATAGCTATGTTTGATGAATCCTGAGAAGAAATATACGCAGCATTATTGGGCCCCCCCAACCACCTATACGAAAAAACAGTTGCGGTAGCAGTTGCGGCGACCGTCCCTCCATTAGCAATAAGGTCTGTATACCTTTCAATCTTAAGAGAGTACGTTCCACCCAGTTGGTCGCCTTCCGATGCGCTTGAAAATCCTTGAAGAGTACCGAGGGGGTCGGTGGCGTCGTACAATATACCCACTACCGTAGATTCTGAGTCAGGCGTGTCGTCAACAGATAAAGTCGTTATGGACATAGGCAATGCCCCCCCCCCAACAACAGAAGTGCTTGTAATCGCGTTTCCTAAACCCAGCATTATCCACTGCAGCTTTCGCAGTCCTCAGGGGCGTCGAGGTTGCAGGTTATCTCTCCAGACTTGACCTTGTCCTCTTGTTTTTTCAGCTTGTCTTGATCCAAGAAGCTGATGTCGTCGAATTCGTCTTCCATAGTTATAGTGCTTTTCCAAATATTACTTCGTAGTACGTCTGTCCCTCATCGTCACGACAAGCTTTGAGACAACGACCACGATTAACGCCATCGTAAACGTAAGACACGTGAACCCAATCAGGATTATCTTCAGTACCAAACTCCCAAATGAGCTGATCAAACTCCAGATTCTCACGGATATACTCGAAGATCTCAGAGTTCTTACACCTTCCGTACACATCCGCGTCAAGATCGAGTGCTCTTCCCTCCACGTGCTGACTACGAGCTGAGCCACCGATCGCAGTATTGAGCTCCGCTGAGCGATAGCCGCTCGACACGAATATAGGGCACCCGAAAGTATTCCTAAGAGGTTGAAATATATGCTCTGCAATCGCCTTGAGATTTCCTTGTACCCAATCATCTGGTGTATTATCTATGTTAAGGCGTTTGGCCGTTATGCTTTTTGTTACCTCTGCGAGAGACAGATTTTTTGATAGCTTCATTATTCAGTCTTCTTTTTTCATTCTCCACCCCAGAGTCTTTTTTCTTCTTCTTAGGGTTGAAGTAGAATTTATTCACTTACGAAGCAACAAATACTTCAGTGACAATAGTAGAGGCTGAGGCAACTGCTTTGATCTCTGCAATATTTGCAAGACCTACAGCTTCACCTCCTGTAGCGTTAGCATCCATAGATGCATTGTTCAAGATAAAGCTTTCACCACTAGAAAGCTTTACGAAATACTCTTCGCTGCTGCCCAAAACGCGAAGAGTGAGAGTATTACTAGTTCCTGTGTGAGTAATACGCAAGTACTTGACAGATGCCGCAACAAAAGTGCCGCTTGCAACAGCAGAACCAAACTTAACTAAGTCTGCCTCACTGTTGGTGACCGTAACAATACGGTTGTCTACTTGTGATACTGATTGAACATCAAGAACTCTAGAACTGCCTCTATCGACACCCCCTATATTGAGCTCTTCGTTGATTGTTACTTTAAGTGTAGCCATGGGTCAAAGATAATCAATTAAAGAGTACCTTATTTAGGTATCCTCTCGTCTCCTCAGGGATGTACTCAAACCAAGCCCTAGGATCTCCATAGATGTCTACCCCATCAGCCTTAGCTTTTTCCAAAGCAGTCTTGATTCTTCCCTCCCCAGCGTTATAAGAGGCGTAGATACGCGCAAGCCTGTTTACTTCAGGTATCTTTTGTGGGGGATCCTTGATCCAACTCAACTCAGACAACGCATTGATCTTTGCATCACGCATCTGGCGGCTATGCTCAGGGTTAAAAGGGTCAAGCCCCTCAGGAATCAGTCCCCTATCCTGCAGGTCTTGTTGTGTAGAGGGCATAATCTGCAACAAACCTCTAGCGCCAGCAGGGGATACCGCTCTCTCATCACCCGAACTCTCCGCCATGATCTGCCTCTTGAGCCTCTCGGATTGTGATGTTGTGTAATTGGTGGTATCAGAAGGCATATCCTCAGCCATCCTAGCCAACCTAGCATCAAGACGAGCATACCCCGTACTCCCATTCTTTTCCTTCTTGGGATCACCCACATCCATAGCCCCGCCTAACCTAAAATAGTGTGGTTTTTTTCTTGGTCTCATAGATGCAAATATACCAAACCCAAACCAATTAAAAAGTGGACACATATATAGCCCCCCCCTACATACAGGGTATGACATATGTGGAGTCCTCCTCTTAGGCACAGTTACCCTCGCGCCATAAACAAGTAACTGATTCAAAGTGCATACACAAAACAAACTGTGGAAGTGTCGCACCAAATGATCAGCTTGATAATGTAAAGGTATAAACAAAAATTTGAAAAGTCAACCCTGAACAATAGCTTTAAAGAACTGACTCTAAAACG